ATAGTGTGAGCGAGTAAACTTGAACTGGCGCCGTTGTTCTTCAGGCACGTTCACTAACGTTTCGTCAATCATTGCCGTTCCACCGGACTCATAATGTCGGATATGCGCCCGACGAATATGCGGAACGGGAGTGTTGTGGGTTCCGCCTTGCCATTCGCCCTTGCTCGTTGCCTTGATGTTTTGTATAGCAGTAATATAAGGCTTAGTGTGAACGATATCATAGGGTGGTATTGGAAAACGTTTCTTGCGTAACCTTTGTCGATTCAAACGTTCCGGCGCAGGTATTGTTTCGCGCACCACATTCTTCGTGCTCAGTATAAGCAGAGCAGTCAAAATGGGGTCACCAATATTACCGGCAGCAGCATTCTCAGGAGAGCCGCCGTTATTGATTTCATTCCGCATATTCAAGTCGGTTGCGAAACGTGGCGCTGCTGGCGCTACCTTGCAGTTATACTTCAAGTGCGTATCAGGGTCACGAGTGAAATGACCACGATCGCCGATAGACAAACACCCTCCGTTAGCGCCCAACCATATTGGGTTAAGCTCACAAACTTCAAAGCAAGCATCGTCTATATTGTGAACTAGGTAGACCGATTGTCCATCCTCCCAAGTATGGAGAAACACCCATGTAGTGAAAGGCTGAACAAATGCTCCCTTATTCCACAATGGTCCGGCTCTACTTGCGCACTTGATCAATACATCATTCGGTAGCATACCGAAATCAATCATGCAGCCTTTCATTACTGCATTGTAAGCAAGTGCGCTTACTTGATCGACATCTTCATTGGTAGGTTCGAATGTCTTGGCGATAGGCTCGCAGTCTACAGATAGTGATAGCTGCGGACCTACAATCTTGTAGCTCAGTATAGTATTGCGTATCTGAGCGACAGTAGGAGACCAAGGCCCCATGTCGTTCACTGTCGTTTCGATGCCATACACAAGTCTGCCGCTTTTATCTCTCAACCAATTTGCCATTGTTCCATTCCTTTCTAGATCCAGCTTGCACTGGTAAAGGCTCCTGGCCCGCATCGGCCAGGAGCAAGTATCAATGCAAGGTTACTTGTTCATTACATTCTGATCGAGTATCATACGCAATAGCGCTGACATCGATTCAATCTGACCAGTAACGTCCAATTGTAGTCGAGCAGTTCCATCAGGAGATACGCTGAACTGCAGAGGATTGTTAGCCACAGTCGCACGGCGCCACGAAACAATATTGTTTTGCGGCTGATCTTCATAGTTGGACATCGTTACTGGATCCTTTGGAGCGAATGTTTCTGCAGGTACACCAAACAAATTCGTCATACGCCTAACAGCATCTGCATTCGGCACCCCGGTCGCATTCAACCAAGGATATATGTTCGTTGCTGTTCGAACATAGCCCATAGCTTCATTGAAAGCCTTCACATTCCACTCTCTGCGGTCCAATTCAGCCCGCAGAAACGTAGCTATGTGCAATAGCTCAGGTCTTGGTGCTCTGCTACCGCCCGTCATGACACTGCCCTAATACGACGCACTATTGGAGTGCTGGTTTCTTGGACAAGCTCATACCAAGCATCACGATACGCCACAGTTATGGTCTTGAAGCCGTAACGATGACGATTGCCTTTCTTTGTTGTCCAACACCAGCCCGACAGCATGCGTAATTCGTTCTCATGGCGAACTGCATTCCAAGCCTGTGCCTCGAAACCATTGATGTAGTAGATACGTGCTATTTCATCAACAGCAGAGACTATGTTGCTAGGTAACCACATTCCATATGTTCCTTTATCCTTTCTATATTTCGGCCAGACCCATGCTACTTGTTCTGGTAAAGGCTCCTGGCCGCGCGCCAGGAGCAAGTATCAGATCAAGCGTTACTTTTAAGGAACGATCATTTCTCCTAGGCTATCTGCAAGTTCAGTCGCCAATTTTGGATCGTGTTCTTCACCCTCGCTGTATACGATGAAGTAACATTCCTCATTGTCACCGGAGGTGTCACACACTACAGTATATATATACGCATGTAGAATAGGCTTGTTCATTTTTATCAGTTCGTTTTGACCCCGAGCAGCAGCCTTAGCTCTTGCAAGATCAGTAAAGATGGCATCCCACAATGGCTGATCATCAACTGTATAGTCGCCAATAAACGTGATCACTTTGTATTCCATTATAGCACATCCTTTACTTCAGGATGTACAATGCCTTTACCATACTTCCATTCAAGTATAGTGCTATCGCCCCCATCAGTCACAATGATACGATGGAACATACCAGTATTGGCGATAGGATTTAGAATGAGCGACATAGTCGATGCCATTATTTCATTCAATCCAATGAATTGATATGGTCGTATCCAGTGCCCATCTTGATCGAAGATGTACAAGCTGTATCTGTCTTCCATGTTCCTTATCCTTTCTAGGTCCAGTCCAAGACTATACTTGTTCTGGTAAAGGCTCCTGGCCGGGCCAGGAGCAAGTATCAGATCAAGTTTATCTGCGCTCCTTGCGCTTCAGCGGCATTTGCTCAAGTTCTTTTGCAGTGTACTGCCGAACAATATCATCTGGAATGTACTCCTCGTTGTAGGGTATCTTTACTGTCGCGGCACTGTGAAAGAGATCAAACAATCCGATGTTATTCTTGATGTATTCTATGGCTTGATAGGTTTCGAGACCATCAGGCAAATCCACAATCCTTGTGAAGATGCCGCTCCAAGTCACTTTGTACTCGGGCATCAATCATCCTTTCTAGATCCAGCCTCGATGTAAGACTGGCGAAAGAAACTTTGTTTCTTTCGTAAATCTTACTCCGGCTCCGGCCCTTGCGTCTAGCTCAGCCAGTTAGATTGTCGAGCGTTATTATATTGATCACGGAACAACTGGGGTATGAGTATCCTCCTGGCGCGAGCCAGGAGGACATTACTCAGATGATGAAGACCACAATGTCATCTCTGACATTGATGCGCTTCAACGCATGCTCACTACCATTCACTTCAATGACCACTGCAGTATCGCCTGGTACATCTTTCAATGCAACGATCATCTGTGCAACTGATGTCTTGGGAATACCCCATTTGTTGTGCATGATAGGCATCCTCAATGGTTGATCCATCAGTACAGCAAGCACCTCATTGACAGTCATTCCATGTTCCTTTATTGCTAGATGTTCGGCCAGACCCCGGCTACTTGTTCTGGTAAATGCTACTGGCGGCGCCAGTAGCAAATATCAAGACAAGTCAAAATGACTCATTGACCTTTACACCAACAATTTTGTCACCTTTGAAATTACAGACAATATCAAATGTGAGTTTTGCACCAAAACTGTTCTTGGCAGTGAAGGTTGTCACAATCTTGGCCTTGTCACCTACATATGTGAAATCGCTACCCCATATGTAATAATGAACAGTGCTGGGGTGCCGTGACGATAGCTTAGCAGCTATTTCGCATTTAGCATGAGCATCAATTTCATCGATAGGTTTCATGTTCTCTAATCGTTTCTTTTCTTGGAGTTCAAATGCTAATTGTTTTGCTAATGCAGCTGTTGGTGGGCCATACTGTTCTGTATTGGCTTTTGGCATATCTGTATTGGCTTTTGGCCTCTCAAACAAATGTGTAAATGCTATGAGAACCCATACCATAACAACAAAAATGGCTAAGCCAACTATGACGTTTCCAATTCTATTGATCATTGTTCCAATCCTTCCTAGATGCTGTTTCATCCTTTCGGAATCATCAGGCGGAATACACATTCCGCTACAGCGGGGCCAATAGCATCGCTACTGGCCCCGATTAGTCAGGCAATAGGCTGTTCCGCAATCGGCTGCTTCTTGGCGCCCCTGGCACGCTTCGCCTTGGCCATTTCCTTCAGTTCATCCTCTGACTTCCAGTAGAAGTCAGACACCGGCATGTTCTTCACTGGACGGTTATAGTTGAGCACCTTCGGATCAGACTTCAGCGCATTGTCTTCCACAAGCAGCTTCTTGGCGAGATTGGCCAGTTTGCGCGTCTTGTAGGAACCGTGCAGAGAAATCGAATGGCCGTCACTGCCATACTTGCGAAACGACTCCAAAATCGGCGAATTGTAGGCGCCGAAATTCTTGTCTTTTGCACAGGCGCGCAGTCCGGTATCGAAAGCGTATGGCGTAACGCTCCGCACAGAAACGAAACGGCCACCAGTCTTTTTGCAAACGACGATGAGCACGAGAAACTCGTTGCCCGCCTCGAAAGCCTTGAGAGCGTTGACGTTTACTTTGTCAATGTTTTGCATTGTAGTGTAGCCTTTCTAGGGAATTGGCTCTGCATTTTAGGGCTTGCCACCTTGGTATATACGAATGCATATACCGCTGCATTACCGGTGCCTAATCCCGCTCTGAGAGCTACAGGCACCGTCCTAGAAAGGAACAATGGATTATCTCGCAATCGTTATGAACAACCAAACGCTAGACGCGGCTGTTATCGTTTTGCGAGTAGACCAGATTCACTGGAGTAAGGACTACTGGCGGAACCTACTCTGGAACCCTACCTTTCTGGTCGGCGCGAACACGCCCTAGGTTCCATTTCGTTTCCGTTTTTATCCTATTCCGCTGTAAAAGAGTGCGAGAAGTCTAGAGATACCTGCGGCCGGAAGGCTACCCAACGCGAACGATCTAGTACAATCCACCCTAATCCCGCTCTGAGAGCTATGGGGCAGTTTCTAGCTTCGTCCGAGGCTACCGCACCCCGTAGGGCGCGATATATGGGCCTAGCGGCTTAGGAGCGGTCCGGTAGGGCGGAGTGGAACCCGCCCTAGGAACGCTCCTAGGGGCATCCCTAGGCGCGCGTAGCGCCTAGGTGCCCCGAGGTATCCTGATTCCCTTGTCAAAGAGCGGCGCCCGAGGGGGGCACCCCGGCTCCGAGGAGCCGGCTTAGTTCGATTTAGTATCTATACCCTAGACCATCGTGATGGAAAAGTAAAGCACAAACGTCTGGGCCGAGTCTAAAAAAATAGACTGAGCGGCGGTGCCCCTGGCCAGGAGCCTGAATGGACCTGCCATGAGAATGGCCTAGGATGGGTGCTAGGCGTGCGCGAGCGGCTGCCGGCTCCTAGGATAGCGCCCTGATTGCGTTCGCGTTTGTTCTCTGCCTGTTCTCGTTACATTCTTCAGTCAAATTGTGGAGCTATTTCAATGACTTATTGGTCTGAATTCGGAATGGTAAGCTGTTTGTGTCTGGATACGTTCTTAGGCTGGAAATCATAGGTATACATATGTTCCGATCACGGATAGATGAATCACAAGGTAGACGCGGCCCCACGACCGCGCTAGGTTTATAGAGCGATAGGTGGTTCGCGCCTAGCGCGATGTTCTTTGACAGAAACATAGGGGATTCAATGTCCGCGAAACACAACAAGCGTAGGAACCCAACTATGTCTACTACCCAAAGCACAGCGCCAGATAATACCTTCTTGCCTCCTGGCGCGCCTGATCCGGCATCGCCGTCGGATTATCCTGCCGTAACGATTGTTGATGAAGCGGAACACAAGGCTGCCGAGGAGAAAGCGGCAGAGGAGCGTGTTGAACGCGCAAAGAGCGTTTCCAGTCCGAAACGTCTGTCTTCGCAAGAAATGCTGAGTATGGCACTATTGCTCAAGCTTCTGCCTGAAGGTGAGTCTGTGCCGATAGACACTCCAATTCCACTGGAGTCTCTGCCGGAAGAAATGCGTAAGTCGTTCTTTGAGCCCGGTTCAACTCGGAACCTTGCTCAGCGCGGTATCGTAAAGCTCAATATCAATACTGAGACGAAGCAATACGATACGATCAGCATCACTGAGATGGCGCTCCATCTTTACACTAACAAGAAGATAGGGCCATCGAAGCAGAAGAGCACTACAAAAGCTGATGGAACTCCGCGTGCTCCTGGCGGTCGATCAACGAGTGCATTTGCCGGATTGCGTATGCGCAAGTTGGCTGAGAACCCTCGTGAAGAGGGCACTATGGGCTATTACTCCTGGCAGTTGTACAAGGATGGTATGACTTACAAAGAGTATATGTCCAATAAAGACTACCCTGAGTCTATCTCCAAGCGGACACAGGAACGGTTCCGTGGTCCCGGACGTAACCATTGGGATTGGGACTTGATGCACGGATACATTGGTTTGTATCGTGAGAATGAGTCTGAGCTTCTTGAAGATGGTAGCCCAAATCCTAACTTTTGGGTTATCAATAACAGTGTAAAAACTGTTGCTAAGACTGAAGAACCGAAAGCTGAGTAATCTATACTAGCGTATATACGGCGCTATTCCCTGATTCGGATAGCGCCGTATATGCTTGCGCATATGGAGACGTAGATGCGACCTGATCGTTTGTTTGGTGGGCTACCTCCGAAACGTCCATTGGACAGCTTGGAGGCTATAGTTGAAGATTGGCAGATGCGCTTCATCGAGGGCGATGCCAAGAAATTCAGAGATACTGTAGTGGATTATTGTGTAAAGGCTGGCTCGTTTGAAGAGGCTGTAGAGCGAGCCTGCCATTGTAGGAATGAATTGGGTAAGAAACATAATCACCAATCGAAAGTGCGCGATGTTGTATTGATGGAATGGTGTAAGGTCATTGTCGGTAATGTGTTGCCTAACGAAATGAAATCGTTTGATCAACTGTTTGATCGTCTTGAACAGTTAATCATTAAGGGCATTGGCCCAGTTACTCATTATGATGTGGCTACTCGTATTGGAGCCTATCTCAAACTGGAGCCGGAACAATTGTACTTACATGCTGGTGTATTGGATGGTTGGAAGTTGTTATTTGGGTATAATGAAAAATGGCCATTTAGGGTGAGGCGCATCTACTGGCCAGGAGCACTGCAAGTATTGCCGGCAGATCAAGTCGAGGATTTACTGTGCGCTTATCGTTCCTTCCTTAAACCGGAGATGAACAAATGAACAATCCGTTACTGATAGCGTTGTGTGAAGATGAAGGATAGATAAATGAGTAGATTTCATGTAACAGGAAGTTGTGTAGAATGTGGTATTAACTGGGTATCTTGTGATCCTTCTACTGAAAAAGTATTATACCCTAACTTAAAATGTGATATGTGCGGTAGCACCCAAAATCACATGCCGCTAACTAAATTGAAGGTTCCTTGGGAGTTATCAAGACAGTTACATGAAGTTTGGTTAGGGTTTGAACAACGTAGAAAGGATAAGGATGAACAATGCTAACGGAGATGGAGATCAAGTTGATACGATTGGCGCTTGATCCGTCAGCGCAAATCGGTGAAGTACAAAATGCTTCAATAATGTTCTTCAGTTCATTGCGGAAACGTGGTGTAACCTTTGAAGGCTTTGCTCCTGGCGCCAGTAGTAAGCCTGGGTCTGTGAATACTGCTAGACCAAAACAACAGCAGCAGTCGCCTGGTATCACAATGCCATTTGGAAAGCATAGAGGCAAGGAGCTAGACGATATTGAGCCTGACTACTTGCGATGGGTGTATAACAAATGGTATCCAGGACTCAATGCTGAAGGACAGAAATCGTGGCAATGGTTACTCGATGCTATCGAAAATTACTTTGAAGAAACAGGAGAGCGGCTGTGAAGTTCAAGACTAATATGATGCTTGTGAAAGAGACGCGCAATTTCTTGGTGTATGGACAGACTGAAGACGGACAGACTGTGATTGATGATACTGATGCTAAGGTATTGAAGTGGTATCTCAGCAAAGAACAATTTGATGATTGGCCTGAATTGATTACTGTAACAATCGAAGCTGAGGAGTAACCTTTTCGTTACCAGATACGTCGGGACAGGAGCGATCCTGGGGCTTTTACACATCGTATATACGTTGTTCAAATCGTTTCCAGTTGGCAACGATCTTGTGGCCTTGTTTTGTGAGAGTAATGCCATCGGGATTGAGATGCTTATACTCAATGGCAATCTCACGATAGGTATTGAAGCGGCGTTTGTTATCTGGTCCGAACAATCTCTCGACATTGATATTGGAGATGGGCTCCTGGCGCTCATTCATCCAATCAATCGTACACAACGTCCACAAGTATAAGGCTTTGTCCACTGCAGTAACGTTGTGATGTCTAGATCGAATCATTGGTAGTAATAAAAGGTTTACGATCGCGCGAGCGTAAGGTAGCCTACCTCCCTTCTAAAAGAAACGCTGCCTGATAACTGATACTGGCAAGGTATCATTGGAACGTTACCAGGCAGCGGACATCAATCCTTTGAGGGAGGAAACGCGATGTCAGAGGGTATATACGATAGTTCGGACGCTGCGTCTAGTAATTATTACGCGAGCCAAAATAACATTACTGTGGCATTGGCTCTTGGTAATAAGTTACTAACCAAAACAATCTATCCTGGCGGTGAGAAGGCATACGATCAAGCCTATCACTACAAATTCTTCAATAGAGATGTACATAGCCTCGGAGACATACTTGAGCTTGTCAAGGTGCTCCTGGGGCGGCCACAGTGCTGTTTGTTACGCGGCGTATGCAAAGATGACACAGTGCCGCGGCAGCGCCGATTGTTATATGAGAGTAAAGATGGCGCGTCACCTACCATTATTGAACAACCGCAGAATTGGTTCGCGTTGGATATTGATAACTATGGAGAATGTTCTGGTGATTTGAAACGTGATGCTCAGACAGTGCTACTGGCGCTCGGTCTGGGTAATACTGAAGCCTTTGCAATACCATCATCCGGTTATTTGAGAAAGCCTGGTATTCGTATCAGGCTTTTTCTTTGGAACGCTACTCGTGTGAGTTGTGGTTCGCTGAAGAAACATTTTGCTTCTGTGAGTAATGTAGCGGACCCAGCGCTGTTTCACCCGATACAGCCTATCTATATCGCGCGCCCGATCTTTAACTCTATCACCGATCCGTGTAAAACATTACTGGCCTGGGCGCCAGGAGAACGACAACATACTGAAATACGTGAAGTGATTAATGCTACTGGCCTCCAAGGACGCAAAGAGGAGTTGTATACCAAGAAACAAGCAGAACGTTTCTTTCAAAATATGATTGTGAAATCGTTCGATGTTTCTGATGGAGAACGACATCGTTGGTTGATATATGTTTCAATCTCATTAGGTAAATGGATATACCAAGAACTGCTTGATGAAGAGGATGTAGTTGAAACACTATATTTGGCTACTGATGAATGGAAGGGAAATAGGAAGAAAGACATGCAAACGATACTTGATGGTATTGAACAAGGCAAACGTAAGATGGAGGAGAGCGAGTAGTGGCAACGCTGAAAGAAATACTGTTAGAGCTCAATACGTTCGCGGATGCTGATGATAAGAAACAATATTTGTATGATCACAGGCAAGAGATAATTGATGAAATACTAGGTCAAGAGGAGGAGGAAAGACCACATTATATTGAGCGAATATTGGCAGCGTTTGAAGGAACCCGAATGAAGGGTGTGATACGTAGATACATTGAAGCTGCAATTGCTAATCAAAATGCGAAAGAAACGAAATCAAGGGTCAGCGAGTTTACATCCGCTGACCTTTCAAGTATGATGGATGCGAAAGGTAACATCATATATACGATCTCTCACATTACTGATATACTCCTGGGGGCCTATGAGATAAAACTGGTCATGGATACTATGACGGAACAATCCTATTTCGTAAAGATGCCTTGGCTTTCTTTGACCACTGAATTTCGATTGCCGCTGATGACGAATGGTGATAACCATGTATATTATTTATATGATAATGTTAACAGAACGAAATTGAAGAAAGCATTGAATGATAATGTGTTTCGTGCAGAGAAAGGCTGGTCTGATTTAGATGATGCAGTCGAGCTAGTATCGTATCATGATAAAATTGATATGTATAAGGAATGGATGATCAGCCTACCTGCTTGGGATGGTGTAGATCGAATTACTGATCCGCAAACGAATTGGGCTGTGCGTTACTTGAAGTGTGCTCCTGGGCCATGGTCTGCTGCATGGTCGCGAATGTTGCCGTTATCTCAAGTATGGCGATGTTTTGAACCCGGTTGTATGCAACGTTACTATTTTGCTTTGGAAGGCGATCAAAATATCGGCAAGACATCGTTTTGTAAAGCATTGCTTCCTCAGAGCCCAACTGAGTTGGATACTTCATATTGGTATGTTAGCACTACTATCAAAACGATTGACAAGGACTTTCAGCAACTCATAGCTCTCGCTGCTGTTATTGAGTTTTCTGATTTGGATATGAATCGTTACAATCTGAATGATTGGAAACGTTTGATAACCGATACAGAAGTGGTGTTCAGGCCTCCTTACGGTAGGCTAATTGTTAAACATTTCAAACGTAGCATACCTATCGTTACTACAAACGAACATAGATACATGCGTGATCCGACAGGAGAAACGCGAGCATTGCCTATCAAGTCGCTCCTGGCCCGAAACCACTTTATAGACCACAAGGCATTTCGATTGGAATATCCACAAATACTTGCACAGATCAAAGAGCAGTATTATTTGAAAGGCATTAGGCCATTTCTGACAGAGGAAGAAAATGGTTTACAGCAAGAACAAATCGAAACACGTGATGCGATCCAAGAATGGATGGAGTATGAGCATGTAGAGGAAATGGTCAGTCTGAATCCTCAGTATGAGAACGAAATAACCATCAAGGAGATTGTTACTTATGTCTGTACTGCTAAGGGTGTATCTGAGATGCAAGTAAACCAAGCGATGCGCAATCGTTACGGTCAAGTATTGAGGAAGATGGGATATGAAACAATACGCAAGAAGGTCAATGGTAAAACTGTCGTGGTTTATTGCAGATAGTTACCGTCGTTACTGTAGGTAGTTTCTACGGTAACGTGTGTAAGTCTTTGAAATCGTTAGATAAGTTACTGGTTATCGTAGTTACCGTCGGTTCTAATAGAGGGGTGGGTAAAAAGTGGATTTCACATATTTTTAACGGCCGATATTAATATAGAAAAGACGGTAACGACGGTAACCGGTAACTTACTGGATCGAAACAAATAGATAACTGCGGGCCAGTAGCACCATCATTGGAGTAATACGATGCTTGAAAAAGACCTTGCAAAGGTGTTCATGGACATATTCAGAGAGTATCAAATATGGGTTCCGAGTAATCGCTCCGCAGGCTGGCCAGACAGAGGAGTGCAAATCAGTGGATCGAAAATTGTATGGTTTGAATTGAAAATGCTGCCTGAGCGGCCAGGAGCAACAATACTGATCAATACGCTTGAGAAAGAACAAGCAGCGTGGTTAGCCAAATGGCAAATGCGAGGAGGCTATTGCTTTTTGTTTCTGGGCATTACTGATCCGCAACGAAGCCAATTTGTAAAGTATGGAGTGCTACGCTGCGGGAGTTGGAATACATGGTTGAAGGTTCCATATCAACCAGTCAGACTCGATCAAATATTGATGTTTGACAATCGTGGCGATATAATGATATGGTTTAAGGACACATTCATACCGCAAACGAAAGTAGGTGGTCGTCCAAGTAACGCTGCGAGAGCCGCAAAAGCGAGCGATAACGCGATCGTTACCACATCATAGCGATTTCGGGCTTTACTTTCGTTAGGCGCTAGAGCGTTACCCGGCTATAGTAGCTGCGTGGGTATATACGCTATGCCTGATGGTTTCGATCCTCATGTCAGTATAGACAAGATCGCCACATTGCGAGATTTGGTGATCGGCTGTCGTAGGTTCACACCTACTATACTTGAGCAAGCAGAAGCAATGCTCAGTATCCCAGTGGATAATCCGCTCCTGCCACCAGGAGATCGGATGAAGCTTTGGGAAATACTGCTCAACCGTGCGCATGGCAAACCCAAGCAGTCTGTTGAAGTAACAATTGATGGAGGGTCCATCGAGGATAAGCGAGTCAGAGTATTCATGCCAGATAACGGTCGCGCGGCGCTGTCGAGTCCACCCACAATAGAAGGGGTGGCTAAATAATGTATGATGGTTTCGATCCTGATAATGATTTGGGACCGCAACCAGGTCCACAGCAAGAGTTCTTGTCTACGCCTGCAGATATTGCAATATATGGAGGTGCAGCCGGAGGTGGTAAGACCTATGCTTTGTTACTTGAGGCGTGTAGATATGTAGAGGATGTCAAAGATTTTGGGGCCGTAATATTCCGTCGAGAGGCCATCCAGATAACAAGTAAGGGTGGATTGTTCGATACCAGCTTTGGTATATACGGAAGAATTGACGGCTCGCCTAAGATGTCTCCTCGCATTACATGGATATTTCCGTCTGGTGCTAATATAACCTTCAGTCATTTACATAACGACAAAGATGTCAATGACTGGCAAGGCAGCCAGATACCGCTGATTGGTTACGATGAGCTAACGCATTTCACAGAACAACAGTTCTGGTATATGCTATCTCGTAACAGATCGACCTGTGGTGTGAGACCGTATATACGCGCGACATGTAACCCCGACGCAGACAGTTGGGTAGCTGAATTGATTGAGTGGTATATTGATCAAGACACAGGCTATCCGATACAAGAAAGATCAGGTGTGGTTCGTTACTTCGTCAGGTATGATGAGAAGATCATCTGGGGTAATACGCGCCAGGAGCTTGAGCTTCAATTTCCACACTTGCCTGCTAAGTCTTTCACGTTCGTTCCTGCTACTCTCGATGACAATGCAATACTGAACAATGCTGACCCTGACTACAGAGCCAATCTCAATATGCTCAATAGAGTTGAGCGTGAGAGATTGTTACGCGGCAATTGGAAGATCAAGCCAAGTATAGGCTCATACTTTCCTACTACATCTGTTCAGATTATTGCTGGTATTCCGACAGACGTTACTGCTTGGGTTCGTAAATGGGACTTGGCTGCTACCGAACCGAGTGAAGCTAACCCATCGCCCGACGCTACTGCTTCTGTATTGATGGGTAGGCGAGCTAACGGCAGGATTGTAATTGCTGACGGAATAAACGTTCGCAAGAATGCTAATGTTGTTCGAGAGATCATTAGTAACGTTGCTTCGCAAGACCGTGCCCAATATAGGGGCATTACTACAATCATACCGCAAGACCCTGGTCAAGCAGGTAAAGACCAAGCAGCTTCGCTTACCGCTCATTTGATTGGTCATAAAGTAATGGCCATTCGTGAGACAGGCCCGAAAGAAACGCGAGCCGAACCCCTATCGGCCCAGTGGCAGGCAGGGAACGTTGATATTGTCGATGGCCCTTGGAACAGAGATTACTTGCGCGAAATGAGTTCGTTCCCAGAGTCAGAACACGATGACTATGTAGACGCCAGTAGCGGTGCCTTCCTAGAATTGGCCGGCAAAGTATCAGACTATAATCGCAGACTAGCACTCGCATCATAGGAGACAGTAATGCCATTTGGTTACTTTGTAGAAGTGAGCCCTGGTCATCCCGGCAATGAGCTTCCTGGCCAACCAGTTCGGCCAGGAAACGAATTGCCTAGTGGTGGTATTCCTGGTCATGATCTTCCGCAGCCACCACCAGGAGTATGGCCGCCACCCAATGCTACTCTGCCAATTGTTCCTGCTCCGCCAACTACGCCTCCTGGCGCTATTTGGCCGCCGCCGGGCAGTCCAGATCGCCCAAGTAACGAATTGCCTGGCCAACCAGTTCGCCCAGGCAATGCTCTGCCATCCGGTAAATTCTGGGTTGTAGCTGGTATCCCAGGATATGGCTGGCGTTATATTTGTGTTGATCCTAGTCTAGTTGTGGACAATACTCTCCCGCCAGAACCAGTTCCAGAACCCAAAGTATAAAGGAACATAGATGAAAACGTTTCTGCTTGGATTTGTTTCTGCTTTGGTAATGGCTCTCGCGCCAGGAGCATACGCTGCTCCTCTGGTGGCCGATGGCATTACCTATAACTTGTCGATGTCGGCCACTGCTGATCCGTTGACTGAACAGTTTATCCTCAGTATTAGCGGTATCAATACTGCTACTGATACTGAGGGTGGTCGTACAGGGGTTAATGCTATCGCGTTCAATAACCCTACGACTGGGGATGCTGTATCTGGTAGTCTTGCTGGCTTTGTCTTTGTAGATGGCGGTCTAAACGCTACTGGTTGCGACGGCACTGGCAACTTTTATTGTTTTGATAATACGTCAATTCCGCCGACTCCAAACACTCTACTGGGCAGCACTCTCAGCTTCAGTTATACTGTAACTCTTGGCGCTGGTGGGTCGTGGACTGCTCCTTACAACCCTGCCTTTAAGATTGATTGGGTTGGAACAAAGAACAACTACGATCTCGTATCGTTGCCGATCTACACTACCGTTAGTCCACCGCCACCGCCTCCCGGTATTCCAGAACCAGCGTCTATTGCATTGATTGGTCTTGGTCTACTCGGTCTCGGAACAATCAAGAGCCTGTGTAGGTAATGAACGTTTCGTTACGCAGCGATGGGTTTGGTAATGTCCTATCAGGGTTGAATACTGTTGGCCTTGATAGGACAGCAAACACATACTTCAAGAGTAGCAATTGGCGACGTGGCCTAGAACGTTTCTGGGCTAGTCGTTTCTCATACTATGACTATGCTGAAGTATATATCGGTAGTGGTGTAGCTCAGAAGATCATCGACAGACCCTCTGATGATTGTTTCCAACGGGGAATAGAAATTGAGGGTGACGAAGACAGTATGATCTTCGATGAGTTTGATCGACTATCAGTATATACCAAAATGTCTGATTGTGTTAGGTGGAGCCGTCTACACGGTGGTGCAGCTATACTGCTAGTCATTAAGGATGGCGGTGACTTTTCTGCGCCATTGCTCTATGACAGTATAGATCAGATCATAGAGTTGAAGGTGTATGACCTAACATGTATAAAGCCCACTGATATAGTGTACCTCGATGAGACTGACTTATTGAAGTATGGTCAGTTGGAATACTACGACATTCAGGCGCCAGGAGTTGAGACCTTTCGTGTACATGAAACTCGACTGTTGTTTATGGGTGGTGAGCCGCTTCCACTAAAACAAATTGCTAGGCAAGGACTAGCATTCGCAGGCAGGCCGGTTCTTGAAGGTTGTTTAGATGATCTGTCGCGTTATGATCAAGCACTACAATGGACACTAAGGTTACTTGAACGTAAACAACAGGGCATTTATAAGATGGAGGGTCTGGGTGATCTATTCGCTCAGGAAGCAGATGATGTAGTTTCGCGGCGTATCAATCTAGTTGATCTTGTTAGAGGTAATCTCAATAGCGTTGTTGTTGATGCTAATGATAGCTACAGCATTGAGAACCTAGGACTGGATGGTGTTCAATCTGTTCTACAAGAGTATCAAACAGCATTATCTGCTAGTAGCAATATTCCGGTGGTCATACTATTTGGAAAGAGCACGACCGGGCTTAACGCTACTGGTGCTGGCGATCTTGAATCTTACTATGGTATGGTTGCTCATATCCAACAAGTAATAGCTAAACCTGTACTTGAGAAACTTGTAGCTCTAATCTACATCCAACGCACCTTTACTGATAAGATACCTGACGATTGGAATATTGAATTCTGCCCTCTGTGGGTTCCGAGCGAAGCAGAGGAAGCAACTACAAACAAAACAAAACAAGAAGCTAATGCTGCTGAAATGACTATGCTGACTTCGCTAATGAGCGATGGAATAATCAGCCCTGAGGAAGTGCGCAAGATATTTGTTAACAAATACGACGAATATGAATTCCCAGAGGAGATACCCGACACTGCCGTTAGCGCAATGGACTATGCTGCTGGTATAGATACAACGCAACTCGATGTGCCTAACGACCCCAATAATCCACAGCCTCAGCCTCCGCAACCACGTCCACGCAGACCAGCTAACGTAAATGCCTAAACGTAAACCAATGAAACCTATGAAATATCCCGTGGGCCAGGAGTATGCATATCGTAAAATATTGCTCAACCTTACTCGCACTTATAGTAGAGTGCTCAAGAACAATATGTCACAGCATGTTGTTTCGATGGCGACTGAAGCGACAGCTTTCCATCTACCAACGGGAGAAATTACTCGTCATGATGCGACAGGGTGGGAGGATGAACTACGACAAGTAATGGTTCGTATCACAAGAGATATGGCTGGACCTACTAACGTTGCCATTCGTCAGATGAATGTTATTGGGCCGCATGTAAACCAATATAATAAAGATCAGTGGCGCGCTCTGGTGCGTTCTCAATACGCTGTCGATCCTATTATGCAAGAAGATAAGGAACGCTACACAAATCTACTAACAAATTGGAGTCGTAGTAATAGCCTGCTGATTAAAGACATTCCGTTTAAGACAAGCAATCAAATAGCTGAGTTGACGAGAAAATCATTGATCGATGGCACTAACCTAACAGATGTTACGAATGAGATATTTGATATAATGTCAGAACGAACCAGTGTACAAGAGAGCCGCGCAAAGCTAATCGCTAGAGATCAAGTTTCAAAGTTGAACGGCCAATTAACGATGGAGCGACAGACAGACCTCGGTGTTGAAAGTTATGTTTGGCGAACAGTTGGAGATGAGCGCGTTAGAGATGAGCATGATGATAATGATGGAGAAACTTTTAGTTGGGATTCACCACCAGCCACTGGTCATCCTGGCGAAGATTATCAATGTCGCTGTTGGGCTGAACCGATACTGCCTGAGTTTGTAGATTTCCAAGCTTCATTACTTGAAGAGGCAAATGCGTAATGGTAGCTCGTTATGACAATATAACAATCAAGGCAGAGCTATCCAAAGACGGTTGGATTGTTGATAAACCAGTCATTACGCGCGCGGGGATATTCACCTATCACGATAGTAAAGGTAATGTGATAAGGGAGTATCGCCCTGAAGCTGAAGTATTCAAAGAGGATAGTCTGAGAACGTTACGTGGGATACCAATTACTGACGGCCATAAAGGCATATTGAATACCAACAGTAACCTAGATGGCATTATCGTCGGCAGTGTAATGTCTGCTGGTGAGCGCGCAGACAACAATGTAGTTGCTGATGTTGTAATTCATAACGTGAAGAAAATAGGATCGAAACGCGAACTGTCGCTGGGCTATCAGTGTATGATAGACGAAACTCCAGGAGAGTTTAACGGTCAACGTTACGATCAAACACAAACAGATATTACCTACAACCATTTGGCAGTTGTCAATAAAGGACGCGCTGGGAATGCGCGTATTAGGCTCGATAGTAACGAATGCGCATCGTTTGACACGGAGGATGATATGGCTGAAGTAACGTTGCCTAAACTCAGGTTTGATAATGGCCTTGAGTATAGTGCCTCTCCTGAAGTGATTGTTCAATATGGCGTTCTGAAGGACAGTGTTAAAGACCTTCAGACTCGTTTGGACAAGGCTGAAGGTGAGCGTGATGCTGCTAAGGCAGCATTGGATAAAGCCAACAAAGATCATACTGAGGCTCTGGCCAAGGAGCGTGACAGCGCCAGGAGCCGTCTTGTCCTTGAAGAAAAGGCCAAGCAGCTTGACATGAAGTTTGATGGTTTGAGTGATCGTGAATTGAAGATGCTTATTGCCAATAAGCTCGGCAATAAGCTTGAGTTTAAGGATCGTTCTGACGAATATGTAGATAGTGTCTATGATGTTTTGGTTGCGCAAGACGCAGACAAGAACAAGTCTACATCGCGTCAGAAAGACGTTATGATCCGCAAAGATAGTGCTGCTGGCGCCGGGACCAGTTCATCTTCGCTCGATGCAAGAGCGCGAATGATCGCTCGCATCCGTGGTGAAACTCCTAACAAGAAGGATGCTGCGTAATGTCTGGAACTATGAATCCTCCATATAGCAACTATATGGCGCCTGCCTTTGTCGGTATGAAAGCCGACAGTATGGACGACAATGTAGATACGTTCGCAGCCAGCACTACTATTGATATAGGCATTGCTGTGCAGCGAACTGCTGCTGGTGCCTTAACAATTAAGGCTGGCCATAGCACTACTCTTGGAGTTGGTGTAGCTCTACATGATCATGTAGTCGCTTACAATGGTGGTTATCGGCAGTATGATGCTGTATCTACGCTTACGCGCGGTCGCGCCTGGGTAGCACTATCAGATAAAACAGGCGTTGCTGATGGCGCTGCTGCTAAGGCAGATGCGACCACTGGCAAGTTCAGTAACTCTGGAACCCTTGCCGTAACGAATGCAGTATTTCGTAGCCCAGCGATTTCTCTATTGAACATTGATGGCGTAACGACAACTGACGCTGCTATCGTTGAACTTCACTATCCGTTTGTTTGATAGAGGAACATAACAATGGACCCGATGTTGCATGAGCATTACGATGAAAGCGATGTATTTACGCTTTCAAATTCTGCTATCGTGCGTAACAATTTCCGCGAAGATGCTGATGTAATCTTTCTGGCACGCCAGCTTGACTATGTGCGCGCCAATACTTACGATCGGCAGCTGCCAGCCACTAACGCTGATGCGCTAGTGCCAGATGATACTAGCGTTCCTGAGTGGGCTGAGACTGTAACTCAGTATGCTTACGATATGGTTGGTATGGCTAAGGTTATCAGCAACTATGCTGATGATCTCCCGCGCGCGGACACTCGCGCAACTCAGCGTAGCGTTACTGTAAAGACGCTGGGTGACAGTTACGGTTACAACATTAATGAGTTGCGGGCCAGTAGAGCCACTGGTGTTGGACTCGATGCGCGTAAGGCTGCGGCTGCTAGGCGAGCTATGGATCTCAAGATGATGTCCATTAAGCTCAATGGCGATGCGCAGTTTGGTTTGAATGGATTGTTTACCCATCCAAACGTTCCTGTATTGGTGCTAACTAATACTGGTGACTGGGCTTCGCTTACTGGTGATCAGATTCTGGCTAACCTTAACCAGTGGGTCGTTGCTTACCAGAACCAAGCAAAAGGAACGCATAATCCGACGCATCTTGAATTGGCGCCGAAAGCCTACAATGCTGCGGCTACAAAGTTCATTACTGCATCGGGCGGCACAGTTCCCATTACTCCTCTGCAATGGTTCCGCGGCAACTACCCTGGAATTACTGTAGAGAATATCTGGGAGCTTACAAACGCTGCTACGGCGGGCACCAAAGACCTTGGTTTGCTCTATGAGCGTAACGCAGATAACATTTCCCATATGTTTGTGATGCCTTTCTCGCAGCTACCTGCCGAGGCCCGCAACTTGGAAATCGTTACTGATTGTGTTGCGCGTAGCGGCGGTGTGAACATTTACTATCCGCTTGCGTTGCTTTCTGCACTGACCACCTGAGGAAACTGTAATGTTTAATATCACGAACAAAACCCAGCGTCTCATTACGACGCATCTCGGCGATATGCTTCCGCCAGGAGTAGCAACTCCAGTTTCGGAAGTAACGATGGAGAACCCGCAGATGCAAGAATGGGCAGCTGCTGGCCATATTGAAGTTGTCGAGATTCAAGATCCACCACCACCGGAAACTCTTGCTGGCGGAATGGCTCGCACTAAGACTGAAGAAACTAAGCCTGCTGTTGCAACTGTGAATACTAAGGCATGAGCGGATCAGAAACAACGTATGAGGTTACGAATCAATCAAGTCGTAGCTTCATCTTTGGGGAGTTGACTATACTCCCTCATGTTCCTTTGCAAGTGAGTGAGGAGCAGAAAGGTATTATTGAAGCTTCGCACTACAGCGAATACTTTACATTTACTGTGGTGGAGCCGCCGTTGCAGCGCCAGGAGCAAGACACTAAAGAATGAGTGATCCTTTCGTCCCACCGGACTATTGGATAAACGTTAAGGCAATACTGCAGCTTTTCTATCCGCAGTATTTCGATCCTGAGCATCCATCATATGTCGATCCGGTTTTGCTTGATCAATTGTTATTGATCGCGGAACAATTCCGTCCATGGTGTCTTCCTGAAGATCGCGCTAACTTTGCGCAAGCTATGTATGTGGCTTACTTGATTAGTGTTCAACAGGAAACTGCTTCTGGCGAAATAACGACACCAGTTGCCGGGCCTATCACTTCTGAAAAGGAAGGTGACATAACTGTTATGTATGCGACATCACCGGGCGGCACCACCCAAGTGAGTCAACGTCCATCGTCTGATCCTTGGGATGCTTGGAATAGACTATATCAAATCTGTGCTAAGGGAGCTATCACAACTCGTTTTGGCAGACCAGTAGGTGGTTAAGGTTGTCGACAAAGATAAGGGATGGAAGCGTATTCAAATTGATGTTAAAAGTTTGAATGGTCGTTCAGTCAAAGTTGGCATTATTGGCAACCAACAAGTCGATGGGGTGTCCGTGGTTGACTATGCAATGTATAACGAATTTGGAACCTCGCGTATCCCTGCTAGACCTTTCATGTCTAAGACTGCTGAATTACACACCAAAGATATAATTCAATTTGCTGAGCATCTATCTGGTCGTTTGATTGACGGAAAAATTGGACCGACAAAGGCTCTACAGAACATAGGCGAGCAATATCAGAAGTATATAAAGCAAACAATACGTGATGCTAAGAGTTGGGCAGCGCCTAACGCTGACTCTACAATAGAGCGGAAAGGTTCATCTTCGCCATTGATTGATACTGGCAGGATGATCAATTCAGTTAGCTATGAAGTAACATGACCACTTCGTTTCGTCGCCCATTCACTGTTATTAAGCGCGACATCGGAGAGATCATTAATGGCAAGTATATGCTTGCGGAGGATACTGGAGTTCTGATTACTGTAATGGCTACTGTCCAAATGCCTAATGTTGGCGATCTGATGAAGATCGAAACTACATCTTTTGGTAGGCGGGCCAGTAGATACATAAAGATTTATACAAACACTAGACTACGTTGTGCTAATCAAGAGATTGCTCCTGGCCGGGAACGTTACGCGGGAGACTTGTTTATCTACGATGGGTCGCAATATCTGTTGTTCGGAGAATCAGATTTCACAATGCTGGCTCGCTCTCGTAACACTCAAGTATCGCATTGGAGATACTATGCTTGTGAAGCGATAGAGCAGATGGCATTGGACAATGCGCCTTGATAGATAAGCTATACTCATTGATCAATGAAGCGTCAAAGCGTCTTGGCCCTGATTGGACTATAATATTTGCGAACCAGAACGCACCGCGTCCAGTCAAACCTTACATAGCTTTGAACGTTCTGTCTGTTGATATTCCTGATCACGTTATCTACTCAAAACTCAATTCCAATCTAGAACAAACCGTTTCTGGTTGGCGTAAAGCTGAAGTGGAACTGCAAATCTTTAACGGTATCAGTTCATTGGTGACCGTTAATACTTTATCTCTGGTTTTACAAACTGAAAATTTGCTAGAATATCAGCAGCAGTTGGATTGTTCGATTGGGCAACGATTGTTCATAGGTTATGTCCCCGAATTGATTAACCTATCGCAGTTTGAAGGTAGGGGCATTTACCAATTCTCATTCTTCTATACTGAAGAATACACAGAGGTAATCAGCGCGATAGATCAGACCATAATTCATGGAGACTATATTGGTAGTCTAACTGATTTGACTTGCGATGAAATAGTAACTGGACCCCATTGGGACATTGCTATTGGCCTCGGAACATTCGGACCATTACGCGCTAGTGGCTCGTCATAACCCATAAGGAACAGTCATGGCTAATATTGATCGTATCGTTAACGTCCAAATCTCGCTACAGACCGCAGCGGTAGCAGAGTCAACATTCTCTGATCTGCTATTGTATGGAGTGTTCACTCCTATAAGCGGCGCCAAAGTGGGTATCATTACTGATGTACAAGATCTTGTCGATGATTATGGAGTGCTAACCTCATCGGCAATCTATAAAGCAGCATCGGTATTCTTCAGTCAGATACCGCACCCTCCGCAATTGTACATCGGACTTTCTACTGGCACTGCTGATCCGACCAGTGATCTAACGGCGATCAAAGCAGAGAACAATAACTGGTATGCTTGGTGTAATGTCGATCATTTGGAAACGAAGGTAGTGCCAGGAGCGATCTGGACTGAAGCGAATGACAAGCTATTTGTAACGACATTGAGTAACACAAACAACTCCTCTGCAGCTGCTGGTGATACTACCTCGACAGCGCACCTCCTAATGGCGGGGAATTACTTCCGCACCGCTTGGTGGTATGATACTAACCTACTCAACTTCCCTGATGTAGGTATTACTTCTAAGAGTTTTACTGTTAATCCTGGTGGTGAGACTTGGGCGAATCAGAGACTTGATGGCGTTAACTTTATGCCATTGAGTGAAACACTTGCAAAGAATATTAAAGATAAGAATGGTAATACTTTTGAACAGTTTCGCAATATCTCGATGACCTATAACGGCAAGACTGCTGGTGGCGAATGGATCGATGTGATACGCTTCCGAGATTGGTTGTGTGAAGAAATTAAAGTGCGCATCTTCCAGAGGATGGTAGATCGACGCATCCCCTATACTGATCCTGGGATAGCCGTTATTCATTCGGAACTAATTGCATCTCTTGAGTTTGGTAGAGATCGCGGCGGTATCGCGCCACCAGAAATTACTGCAGATGGTAAGCTAGTTCCAAGCTATACTACCAGCGTGCCCCTATCCACTAGCATTTCGCCGAATGTAAAAGCTAGTCGTGTTCTACATGATGTATATTTTACTGCTAGGCTTGCTGGCGCTATCCATGCTGTGGAAATCAAGGGCGCACTAACCTATGAGCTACTGCCAGTAGCCCAAGTCCCAGTTATTGCCTAAAGGAGCAATATAAATGTCAGTGGTGCGGACCTATAATCCCTCGCGCGTAATGGTTATTATGAATGGGTTCCCTATGTCTGGTTATGCAGACGGAACCTTTCTCAATATCACTATGGCTGCCGATGGCATTACTACCCAAGTCGGCGCTGATGGTGAAATTGCGCGAGCAGTAAACACAGATCGTCGCTGTACAGTAACTGTTACGCTACAGCAGACTAGTCCAGCCAATGCGTTTCTGTCTGGTCTATTTGAACTTGATTTGATGTCCTGTGGAGGCTCTATCGGTCCAATCATGGTGCAAGATTTGTGCGGGACTACATTGTTTATGGCTCCGCAAGCATGGGTAGTTAAGCCTGCTGATATAGAGTTCAGCAAGGAGGTATCTACGCGCGCGTGGCAAATTGAAACCGGCACTCCAGCAATTTATATGGTAGGTGGACAAGCATAAATGGCTGGTGGCAGACATGTATTTGAGTTTGACAACGGGAACAAATTTTACATTCGCAGATACGAACCATTCTTGTCTTTGGAAATATTGGGCGAAGTTCAAAAGAAATTTCTGCCGCCGTTGGCTTCGTTAATGGAAGCTAATGATCCTACCCAAGATATTGAAACTAGAATGGAGTCCGTAACGAAAGCAGTTGAAGCAGTATCGCGCAGCCTAGATGGTAAATCGCTAATTGCAATGGTTAGACTTGTGCTTAATCCGCTATATGTTTCTGTTGAAATACAATCCGAACCAGCTGTACAATTGGATGAAGCTGCAGTAAATCGGTCCTGTGAAGATGTGGCTGATGTTATTAAGTTAGTGATTGAAGTATTGAGGTATAATTACGAAAGGCTTTTTACGCAAGGCAGAATCCTTATTGGACAGGGCCAGTCGGCACAAACGATCCAATAGGGGTTCTGCGTGAAGACTTCACTAATGAATTGATAATATGGAGACCAATACTTGAAGGTTTGGTTAGCATTGGCGAAGTGAAGCGGGGAGACGTAGACATTATTGATTTGCTAAAGTTGAATGCGCTAATGGATATGCGTTCTGCTGCGGAGCGCCGCGAATACGAGCGCGCCAGGAGCAAAGCATAAATGGCTATTGTTCGTGAACTTACAACTGTATTAGATTTCAAAGTTGATAAGAGTGGTTTCAATCAATTTGAAGCAGCAATTAACCAGGTTAAATCCTCACTTATTTCCCTTGGTAAAATATTTGGCGTAGTGTTTGCTGCAGATAAGCTTTTTGAAGTTGTTGATGGAATTTTCAAAGCTGGCAAGGAGGTTAATAAACTCACATATCAAATTGGTCAGCTAGCAAGAAGTGGCGATGATGCCGCTGCTGCTACTGAAGGCGTATTTGAAATTGCGCAAAAAACAGGCGTTGCGTATACAGATGTATTAGATACATACAAAGAATTTCTTAATGAAAGTAAGGAAAGTGAAGTAAGTCAGACCCAACTGTTACATACAGTTGAGAATATTTTTACAAGTATGAAGCTGTTTGCTTCTAGTGCAGAACAAATGAAGGAGGTTACACGCGCATTTAATTTAGGATTTAGGCGCGGTGCTATTGGCATTCGTCAATGGGGTTTGATAGTTGATGAAGCTCCAAAGATTGCGGATGCTATTGTTTCTGCAAATAATCTCGGCGAACATGGTCGAGAAATCTTGCAACAGATGGCTAAGGATGGGAAACTAACAGCAGACTTTATTGTCAAAAGTCTTGGCAGATCAATTGATTCTCTTGATAGACAATGGGAAAATAGACCATTAAAGTTAGCTGATGCACTTACTTTTGCCTGGAATGCTGCTGTTAAATTATCAGCACGTATTCAGAAACTATTGGGCATGACTACGTTCATGGCCAAAGAGTTTCTAGCAGCAAGCAAATGGGTTATTAGTCAAGTTGAAAGAATATCAGATAAGCTTGGTGGTCTTGCAAAGACACTTGAAACGATCGGTTGGCTTGTTGCAATAACATTAACCCCTGCTCTCTTGAAACTGTTTCAAATAATAGCAATTGGCACTGCTCGTTGGTTAGCAAGAAACCTTTTGATCATAGCATCCTATCTTGCTATGGCAGTGGCGGTTGCTGGTATATTTCTTGCTATTGAAGATATCAGCGTATGGATGCGTGGCGGTAAATCTGTTCTAGGAGATTTCTTAGGACCATTTGATAAATTTATGGAGGATTTTAACAAGCTATTTGATGAATCAGCAGTAATGGCGCCCTTCAAGGCATTCAAATTATTTCTTGAAGGAGACTTTGTTACTGCTTGGGAAAAAGTTAAACAAGCAATGGGAGATACTATTGGTCAAATTGGTTTGATTATTATTGCACTTGGTATTGGTTGGATTGGATTTAGGCTCTGGAATACACTACGTTTCTTTGGTCTTATTGATGCATTAACTGGCGTGGTAAAAGTCCTTGCTTTGATATCTAGTGGCGCTCTTGAAGCAGTTGCTGCTATGATAAGACTTGCGAAAATCAAAACTCTAATGATGCTAGGGCCAGTTGGCATGGCCGCGGTTGCTGCGATGTCAGCTTGGGAAGCCTTGACTAGCGGTAAAGAAGGAACAATTGTTAAGCCGGCAGATACCAATATTGCTCCGCCTCCATTGACGTATCCTGATAATGGTAGAAGTTGGTTAATGGACCAAATCAAAGGTGGTTTGGGTTGGATAAAGTCTTTTGGCCCTGGTATAGTAACACCACAAATAACTCCTGGCCAAATAACTCCTGGTGTTGGAGCTACAGCCGCGCCAGGAGCGACAGTACAAAACAATATAGGCATTGGTGGAGATCAAAAGAATAATATTGTTATACAAATTGATCCTACTCTTCAGATTGCTGAGATGCTTAGAAATACAATGGAAGATGTATTAGATAAAATTATGCGCGATGCTAGAAATGCTAGTCCATTGTTGGAGACCTCTCATCAATGAGTGGCACTATTAATAGTGTTGTGACTATGTTTTTCAAAAATAAAAGCACAGTAGGCTTTCTATCACTTGATGCATTGGTTAATGAAAATATCAAATTGCCATCTGATGTAACTAAGTATCCTGTTGAAGATGGTGGTGAAGAAATCAGCGATCATATTACTCGTAATAATGAGGAGCTTTCTATAACTGGATCAGTGTCATCTTCAGATATACTTTCTTTTGAGTTTGGTTCTTGCACTACTAAATTGATCAAAGCAGTAGATCAATTGCGTTCGATGCACAAAGAAAGGAAACCAATCACTGTTGTTACTGGCCTAGGCAAATATGAAGATATGGCATTTACTAGTCTTTCTGTTACTCGAAGCAATGGTGCTAATGGTGGTGGTTGGCTGGACATTAACGCTGATTTACGCAAGATAAAGAAAGTTTCACTTAAACAGGCGGAATTACCGTCGGAGAGATCAAAAAATGGTAAAACAGGAAAAACAGATAAGAGTTCTGGTACAAGTAGTAAAGAACAATTTGGTCCACCAGATTTGGAGAGTAAAGCCCATGTGCTTAAAAATGGCGCTTCTCAAATGTTTCCTGAAACAACAAAGAGTTTAGGAGATTTTGTTACTAAATTCCTTGGTGGTAAACCGTGATAGTGCTACCTGTTGCAGACTTTAACAGCCAATCTTTGGAATGTGTACTTGATGATGAATTATTTTATCTTATTATAGATTGGAATGATGAAGGTGAATACTGGGAGATGGGGTTGCGCAATTCTGCTTTTATAACTTTGGTAGATGGAATATGTATGGCTCCGAATTATTTGTTGCTTAATAGATTCAAGTATTCTGATATGCCAATAGGTGATTTGCAAGTATTATGTAACTCAGATCGTAATGGGCCTCCTCCTCGTGATGGATTTGCTACTAAAGCTTATCAATTGATTTATCTAACTGGTGAAGAAATATTGGCAATCAAAAATGCTTTTTGATAGAGTATATCGTTTGTTGATTGGGAAAAAAGGTTCCAATAATGGAATTGAGATAGAGAGCCTACGCATCAATTTCAGCATTCAAAAGACATGGGACAAAAACCCTAACAATAGCAAAATACAAATATGGAATTTGAATAAATCCTCGCGTGAGGAGTTAGAGAAACCTGATACTCGGGTATTATTGTATGCTGGATATGCCGAGGATGCAGGACCATTATTGATCTTTCAAGGAGATATAGCATTTGCTTGGAGTAAGTTTGATGGGCCGGATATCATTACAGAATTTGATCTTAAAGATGGACTTAAAGAAATACGTGATACGACAATATCAGTTGGCTATAACAAAGGCGTTAAATCAACTCAGGTTCTTAATGATGTGGCAAAGAAGATGGAAGTTCCATTAACCTTAGCAAGTGATGCACCTACGCGCGAATGGCAAAATGGATTATCCCATCATGGTTCTGCTAGGGGATTACTTGATAAAGTTGCTAGAGCAACTAATCTTGAATGGTCAATACAAAATGGTAATTTGCAAGTCTTAGAAAGAGGTATGGTTACTACTAGACAAGGATTTGATATTTCACAAGATTCAGGAATGGTTGGTTCTCCTGAAAGTAAACGAGAAGCAGAAGCGCAAAAAGGGGGAGGATCAAAGAAAAGCAAAGGCAAACAACCAAAGAAATATTGGTATGGTTGGGAAGTAAAGACTTTGTTAATACCAACATTGCTTCCTGGGGATCGAGTGATATTGAATACCAAAACAGTTGAAGGAGTATTCCGTATTGAAGAGTTAACTCATACTGGAGATAACTGGGATGGAGATTGGCAGACTCAATTAACTTTGGTTGATCCTGCCAAGCCTATTGGAAATAAAAATGCTTCTAAGGGTGGTAAATCGCCTCGTGGAGATGCCGCATTAGAAGATGCTGCTGAAGATGCAGGATTATTCGATTGACTGATTTAGCATATACTGTTCAGCGTATTATTGAGTCTATTTTGTCGGATATCAATACATCAACTCCTGGGGTGATAGTATCCTATGATGCGGCTAAAAACCGGGCTATTGTTAAGCCTGATATTCCTAAGTGGTTGGCTGATGATGATGAATTGGCAACTCCTAAGATCGTTGAAGTGCCAATATTATGGCCAGCTTCTTCTGGTGGAAAGACTTCTTTCACTATGCCTTTGAAGGCTGGTGATGGGGTAATGCTGATGTTCACTCAACGATCCTTGGAAGGATGGTTGTCTGGTAGTAAAGAAATGCCTGATGATCCTCGACAGTTTGATCTATCAGATTGTATTGCTATACCTGGACTCCAATCGAGCGGCATTAGTGCTGATGTTGATGATGTAGTATTGAAGTTTGAAAAGTCTGAAATGCGTATCAAGAAAGATGGAACAATAAGCATTAAGACTGATCAAGCCGAAATCAAAATGACGAGCGATGGAAAGATTGATATTACTGCGCAAGATAAGGCTTCATTGAATGGAGTTGAAGTAACAGTTAAAGGTCAAACTAAAGCAACTATAGATGCGCCTTCAATAACACTTGCTGGTAATGTGCATATACTTGGCGATTTGACTGTTGATGGGGACCATCCGTAATGGTATCTACAATTGATATTACCAAACCAGTTCAAGGTAGTCCGACAACTGACTCTGTGCGGACTAACTTTCAGCGTGCATATAATGAAATAACTGCATTGCAAAATTTGTCTAATTCTTACTTGCCGATAGTAGGTGGAATCGTTGATAATCTAACAATTAACCATGAATTTTATATTGGTAATCCAGTTGGTTCGTATGTGTGGGCATCTACTGATTTTAATGCTATGCCCACTATTCAACTTAATAGTTCTCCTACTGATTCTGGTTCACTAATTGTAATTAGTAAGGGTGACAAAAGAAGATGGATAATTCAAAGTGGAACCATTGGCGGTAATGATGAAACGGGAACTGGCAATGTAGGCTCTAATCTAACGATCAATAGCTATGATGATGATGGACTTAATTTAGGAAATATTCTAACGATAAATCGTTCCACTGGATTTTCAAGTTTCAAAAAGAGTGTTTATTTTGAATCTGATATTAGAGTCGGCACATCTACTTCGCAAAAAGCAATTAAGATGGTTGGCGCGGCAGGACAGGGGCGTCCGATTCAATGGATAACTGGAGATGCTGATCTTGCTAGTGGTATGCGTTGGCAAATCGGTTTGACTTCTACGGCTGAATCTGGTTCAAACGTTGGCTCTGATCTTGTTATTCAACGTTTTTCTGATGTTGGTGTAGCGTTAACCCCTCATGCATTTACTCTTAATAGAGCTACTGGATTATTGACTTTAAGTTGTGGTCTTAGTCTTGCTGCTACGGTTGCCAGTTCTGTTACTGATCTTTCTAAGCATATTCAAATTTTGACTGGTTATGGTATTAATTATACATCTGGCAGATTAAACTTGGTCGGCGGCTCTAATAACGTAGCCATTGTTATTGGTGGCGTGGATAGAATGCTAGTATCTGGCGTTGCTGCTAGATTTGGTGATGGCGCGTCAGCTATGGCATTGCAACTTAATGGAGCGTCAGCAACTTCTAGGTCAATTGCATTTTTAACGGGTGGTTTAAGTCGTTGGTCATTAATAACGCCAACAGCAGGAGCAGAATCCACTGGTAATGTTGGAACAGATTTAGCATTGTATCGTTTTGATGATGCTGGCACTTTTATAGGAGCAATATTCACAGTCACCCGCTCTACAGGAATTACAGTATTCAATAATGATTTGACTACTAATGGTTGGCTTACTGCTGGAACAAATACAGTATCTGGTGCAGTAATCATCAATGGTCCTGCTACATCCGGTAGACAAAATAGATTTCAAACGGCTGGGTTAGACCGTTGGAGATTAGGTTTAACAACTGCTGTGGAAAGTGGTTCTAATGCAGGATCGGATTGGATACTACAGCGTTATGCAGATGCAGGAACTTTAATTGGAACTGCATTTACTATTAGTCGTGCATCAGGTTTAATGACACTTAGTGGTAATATGATTGCTACAGCATTTTTGGCTGGTAGTGCAAGTGGCCCCACTTGGTCAACTGGAACTGGCGCGCCATCTGGCACTGCACCAATTGGTTCGATGTATTCAAGAACAGATGGAACGGTAGGAGCTACATTATATGTGCGTTCTACTGGTAGTGTATGGACACCAATAGCAGGAGTTTGAATATGTTTGATAATGTTCAAGAAGAACCACGTAATATTGATTCCAATACTCCAATTGCAGTTACTATGACAGCTATGCAATGGGCAATGATCACGGATGGTATTAGAGAGCTACCATTCAAAATTGCCGCACCACTACTACAGGAAGTTACTCGCCAACTAATGGAAGCAACCAAGCCAACACAACCACCAGCTATAGAGTAATTGCTATGAGTTTACTTGGCATTATCTTAATCGTTTTACTAATAGTGTTATTGTTTGGCGGCTATGGTTATCGTGAAGGTTGGCATGCCAACTATCCTTATTTTGGTGGTGGTATAGGTGTTATTGGAATTATTCTAATTGTGCTGCTTATACTGTTGCTGTTTGGTAGACTATGAGTGAATCGCAAGGCAATTATGATCTAGCACTATCTCGGAAAGATCACGACATGTTCTTTCCGATCATATCATCAGATCAAGATACTGCCTTTACGATTTGGGACTTGCTTGAAACGAATTGGGACCTCCGTGAAACGACTTGGGATTTGCATACGATTCAAACAAATCGTGTCTACTCTATACTGCCAATCAATGGCGCGGATAAGGTTGCGCAGCAGATCAAAATTACGCTTCTGGCGTTTTTAGGCGAATGGTTTCTCGATGTCACTTTTGGTATGCCTTACTTGGAAGAAATCCTCGTCAAGAACCCTCATATGCCTAGTGTTGAAACTATAATACGCGCTCATATCAATAACGTTCCTCACGTTATCCGTATTGAATCGTTCGCTATGCAATTCAATAATACTGCCAGAATGTTATATGTAGACTTTACTGCCCACACTGACTATGGCCCTGTCAAGGACTCAGTCAAATTGAATACGGTAACCAATGTCTGAAACTCTTTATGGCGTCCTGCCAACAGGCTTTACTCGGATGCGCTTGCCAGAAATCAGGCAGGCCATTATTGATTCATTACAATCTAAGACCCAGCTTACATTTGAGACTAGACCTGACTCTATAACCGGACAATTCATCGATGTATTCGCGGAACGTGAAGCGGCAGTATGGGAACTTGCGCAGTTTGTTTATCACGCTATGTATCCTATTTCTGCTTTTGGGGTTAACCTTGATCACTCAGTCTCATTTGCCGGTGTAACACGTCTATTCGCTCAGCCATCTTATGCTTGGGTTAATTTGTATGGTGTACAAGATACCTTAATAGAAACTGGAGCGACGGTAAGAGATACAACCAATAGAGATTACATACTACAAAGTAATGTAACGATAGATGCTAATGATTGTGGTGATATTCAGTTTGCGGTTGACAACGCTACACTTGGGCAAACCTATACTATAACCCTAACTAAATCCGGTGAGCCGATTATACATGCTAGTTATGTCTGTGCTACTGGCGATACAAATGTATTCATCGCCCAGCAGCTTGCTGAGCAATTGTTACTTGGAATTAACTTTGTAATCGTTCATGATGGCGCGACTGTTAGGGTATATCGGCTCGATGGCCTTAACTTCAAAGCTACAAAGTCTAACGGTATATCCATTGTGTTCCTAGGCACAACTGGCTTCGTTGCTTCGATCAATCTCGGGCCTATGGAGATACTAGCAGGAACAATAACCACTATCGTTACAATGCAAGATGGATGGGATAGCGTTTACAATGTTGCTGCCGGACAATCAGGAAGGTTCACTGAGACTGATGATCAGTTAAGGCTACGTTATCCTGCTGGCGTCTATCGGCTCGGCGCCGCAACTATCAACTCTATTAAAGCTAACCTCATAGAAACGATAATGGGATTGGTTAGCTGCGCTGTCTATGAAAATGTTTCTGACGTAACTGATGGAGATGGTAGACCGCCGCATTGTATTGAAGTGGTAGCTTATGGCGGCGATCCTACTGCTATTGGTCAAGAAATATTCAGGGTAAAGCCTGCTGGAATTGATACGTTTGGATCAACGACAGTTACCGTTAGTGATGTCGGAGGATACCGCCATGACATCCGTTTCAATAGACCAGTGCCAGTTTATGTTTGGGTGTCTGCGCAAATAACGTTATATGATGAAGAAGCATTTCCAGCTAACGGGGATACCCAGATCGCCACTATCATACTTGAAACCGGAAGCACTTTTGATGTTGGCAAGGATATTATACACCAAAGATTCCATGGCCCGATCTACAGTAAAGTAAATGGCATTGCTACCATTACTATATCAACTGCCCTAACGGGCGATCCTACGGTTGTCCCCGCGCCAGGAGCCTATACCATCGGCAATAAAGCCATAGCTGTTAGAGAGGTTCCCAGGTTCTTGTTTGAAAGAATTACTGTGTTGGTTGTTAATCCTTGAGCAATCTATTCAGAAACGATCACGCCGAAATTGCTTGGTCAAACTTTCTTGCACAACACGTCGGCAAGAAGCTAACGGAAGCCTTTGTTCGTTCGTTCTATCCTGCTCTGAACAATCTTGATAAGGCTGAAAATGACCTATATAGTCTTAGATGGCTGGATACTTCCATCGGCTTACAACTTGATGGCGTCGGAAGTATCGTCGGTATTGGCAGAGAAATACCTAACTCTGTCTATATCCCTTACTTCGGATTTGAATCACAAGCCGCAGGCAGACCATTTAATACATTTAGAATACGGAGGGAACGCGATCCATACGCGGAAAGTAGTTTCCTAGGTGATGTAGAATATCTTAAGTTAATCATTGCAAAAATTGCGGTAAACAATAGTCATGGCACTGCTAACGATATCATAACTTCAGTTA